TCTTCGTCTTGGAAGCGAGGAGTACCCTTGTTACCCAGAACATAGTCCAGGCGCTTCTTCAGGGTGTCATAGTCCTTGAACTGGTCAGCAGCAACGAACTCTTGGAGAGAAGATTGCTTCTTCCAGATTGCTTCCATAGCGTCATCATCTTCCAGGAGAGCGTCGGGGCGGGCAAACTCACTGGAGTCGTAGTTACGATAACCAGCAACGTTCTTCGCCTTCAACTTGAAGTTAGCACCTTGCCAGAAGTCAAACGGATCGATTGCTTCCTCATCTTCAAACTCAGGTTGCATAGCAGCAGTGAGTTTATCAAAGATCTTCTTACCATACTTGTACAGCATCACCTTACCCTCATTCTGGGGATTTGCAGGATCTTTCACAACATAGATATTGCTGATGTAAGTCAGTTTACGCTTCTGCTTACGGGCAGCATCTTTACCTGCGTCAGTGCCGTTGTTCCACAGCATAGAGTTGTATTCAGACACAGGATCTTTCTGACCCAGAGTGGTGAGAGAGTTCTCGATATACCAACCGCCAGGACCTTGGAAGGCGTGGGAGTACAGTTTCACGAATGGCAGATCTTCTCCATTCGGTGCAGGGAGGAAACGGATAACGGCATAACCATTGCCGCTCTTATCACATTCCAGTTTCCAGAAACGGTCATCGGAAGAACCGCTGCCGTTGTTATTCATTTTTTCGACTTCCTTGACCAGTTTTTGAGTCAGGGAGCCCAGTTTGGATTGCTTCTTAAGGTCTGCGAAAGACATTTAGATTACCTCGGATTTGTTGGATTGTTTGGATTTGCTTGGATAGTATAACAGGAAAACCGTCAGGCGTCAACGTATTTTTTAAGTGCCTCGATGGTTGCGTTCATACTACTGAATAGCATAGTCATATCGGTCTCGGGGGGAAATCCCATTAAAGAAACCGACTTACGAAGGTTCTCTTTCATTTCAACCGCTTGTGGATCGTCTGAAAGAGATAACCTAGTATACATCACTTTTTGTTTTTCTAGCAAGTCAGAAAGTATTTCAATGTGTTCCAGTTTGTCTTCTTTTGACATCATACCAAAATTAAAGAGAGATCCATAAATCTTCTCTTGTAGTTTATTGATTTCTTTTAATTCTTCCTGAATAATTTCAGAATCGAAAAAATCACTCATTTTCTGGAACTACTACTTCAGTTTCTTTTACTTCATTTGCCTCTTCAATTTGAGTCAAGACATCAATCGCACCATCAAGTTTGAGAAGAGTTGTGCGAGCAGAATCAATCTGCTTCATAATATCTTCACGCTGTTTAGTGAGATTTTCAAGTACAGTTTTGTTGTCAAGAGTCATTGTTCAATAATCTCCTTCAAAATTTTTTTAAATTGAAATACATCAATATTTAGAAAGGGTCCGTACTTCTTTAATTTAAGACTTACGGTTTCCCACACTGGATCGTCCAACTTTTTATCAAAGTTTTTTGAGAAATGGAATATTTTGTCGTATATTACGAAGTTTTCTAGAGACAATCTCCCGCTTAGATACTCTTTCAAAAGAACTGGGTGTCCTTTGGAACAGTCGAATAGATTCTTGAATTCGTTCTGACAGAACAATTCGTTGCTTTGTTCTTTGAACAAGTAAGTCGAACTCTGTCTCCTCTTTTTCCATTCGGCGTAAGTCCTTTCGCCAGAATTGATAATTTCTCCAATCCATAAGTTCTGTGGGTTGTCTGCGGCAGAAAAATTAGATACTAAAAAATCAATGACTTCTTCATCAGAATACTTGCGACTTGTTTTTTCGAACCAGTACTTATCCTTCCTCTTATTGAAAGAGGTTACACTAGCACGGGTCTTCGCACCGTATTTAAAGAAGTCGTATTTTGGATTTGTAAAGTGGTTTTTGAGCGAGAGGTAATGTTGGTAAGTTTCAAAGGGTGACATAATAAATTTCAAGAATTACTTTCCTCCGTATTTTTTGTATCTGCTACCTTCGGTAGAAGACCATCCCCTCTTTGTAAATTTGCCTGTAGATTTATTGAGTTCACCAGTTTTGCCTTTTAGTTTGGCAAGAACTCTTGTTGGTGATGGTGAATTGAGAGCACCTTTTTGAGTTGGTTTCATTGTTGCTGTTGATGTTGATGTTGATCTCATAGATGGAATTCTTCCCCCGCCGCCACCATAAGTTCTTGCAATACTAGCAACTGTTGAAGCATAGTTGGGGTCAGTTGCATAAGCACCATGACTTATTTCATTAGATCCAGGAATTCTAGCACCACCAGGAATTTGAAGTCTTCTGGCAGCATCCTCAACACTCTCTGCATCTCTAGTTTTATAACTCCATGTTTTCATTCTATCACGAATAGAAGCATCTAAACTATCATAATTTTTGAAAGGTTCATTCATCATTACACTACGACCATTAATGACTTCTCTTGTTCTCATTCTAGTGGTGTTATCACGACTAGTTCCTTTTTGTCCAAAATAGTTATTAGCACCACTTGGATATTTTCCATATCCAGTTTCCAGAGATGCTTGAGCAGCAATAGTATCAGCTTCTATAGGGGAAGCACCAGCAGATAATGCCCCCTGTTTAATTCTATTATAAAATTGCTGATTTCTATCTTCTTGCAAGTTGTGATAGAACTCTGAAAAAGTTTTCATTTATCCTGAACCAATATAATAATATTTATTATAGAGGTAGTTTAGCTCTTGAAGTTCTTTTCATAAAATTGAGTCTTGTAGCGTCCCACTTCAGTTTTTCTTTCAATGGTTTAGATACAAGTTTCGTGACAGATTCTACTTCAAGTTCGTTGATTTCACAATAGTGGCAGATAGCATCAATATAATTGAATTTTTCTTCTGCGACAATCTTTTCAATTTCTAGTGCAAATTTTGATGGCGTAAGAAATTTACTTTCTATTGCTTTTTCTAATTCTTTATTGGGTTCCATAGAGTTCCAGTTTATCTCTAACAAACTTTCTAATGTATTTGCCGAGTAGTTTGATGTACTTTGATTTGTCTCGTTCTTCATAGACGACGCATTCTCCATTTTCACAAGCCATGATGATTACAAGTTTTTTGACTGAGATGCCAGTCAGTTCATACAGCATACAACCATATGCCATGCACTGTACAAAGTAGTGGTCAATCCACTCTCTAGGTTTTGGTTTTTTTGATGTCTTGAAATCGATTATAGCTAACTCGCCGTCATATTCAGCGATACAATCAACAGTCCCTGCTACACCTAGTTGTTTACTATACAGAGACCCTTCAAGGGCGTAAATATTATTTATACGATTTAAATCTGTCTTTGAAATTTTGAAAAGAAAGTCAGAGATTGGTTGAACTTTGGGAAGATCTTCATTTTTGAGATGATGTTCTACGAGAGTGTGCATATCGGTTCCACGACTTGTTGCCGCTTTTGTAATCCGATCTGCTTCTTCATTACCAACTTTTTTTCGCCACTTTACAAAAATCTCCTTATTAAAATGACTGGTCACCGATGTAATGGAGACCAGTCGTAGGAGTTCTTCTTCATCTGGAACTTTGTAATATCGTACACCATCAATGGTTTCACGGTCCAGACTAGGAAGATCAACATTTACATGATTAAACATTAAAAACCTGCTTCCATTTTTGCGATGATGTATTCTTTGACAAGTCCAGAGCGAACAATATCATCAACACCAAACTCAATTATATCAAATGATTCCATTTTACGCAAGACATTCATAAAATCATGAATACCATTTTTTTCATTTGCTTTCTGTAAGTCAGACTGTGAAGAGTCCCCACAGAAACAAATTTTGGTGTTTTCCCCGACACGAGTAATAATAGAATCTAGTTCATGGAAGTTTAGATTCTGATACTCATCCACAATAACAATAGCATTGTCAAGAGTAGTTCCACGCAAGAATGAAGTGGACCAGAACTTAATAGATTCTTGAGATTTAAGGTTACCATACAGCATTTCAAAGTCAGCGTCAGAAGGCATTTGGAACATATACTTCACCATATTCTTATAAGGAATCTGGTAAATATCTGCCTTATCTTCATGTGAACCAGGCAAGAATCCAATCTCTCTGGTTGCTACAAGGGAGCGTACAAGGTAGATACGCTCATAAGGTGTATTCTCACTCAAAACATCACGAAGTGCATTATAAAGAGTAATAAAGGTCTTACCAGTACCTGCACAACCATAAGCAACGATGTGTTTACCTTCATCATATGAATTAAAAAGGCGTTTTTGATTTTCTGTCAGCGGTTCAATATCAATCAGGTATTCCTGACTGAGTGGTTTTTTTCGCTTCATCTGCTTTGCCGTGAGTCCAACCCCGATAGGTTGCTCTGCAGATGCTCTCTTTCTTCTTGCCATAGGTTACTCAGATTTTTTTAACTCTTGATCCTGGTGCTTTTGATGCTTTTTGAAGAACGTCATTCCATCCAGGATTTTTAGCGACGAGTTTATCTCGCCACTCTCCTACTTCCCCAGGTTGAGGACAAGTTGATGGATCTGACCAATCCCGTTGCCAATCAGGATTGTCTTCTTTCCATTGATCCCACTCGTGAACACTTAATGTCACCTCTTTTTGTTCACCAGTTTCTTTATGAATAACAGGGTATGTTGCCAAAATCTCACCTCCTAAATGATATGAACTTATTTAGACCCACTCCAGTGCTTCTGCCACTGTTGGGAACTGCTCTGCAAAGATAGTCTTACACTGCTCTGCAATCTCCATATGCTCCTTCTGGGTGCCGTTAGCAGAACGCAGTTGAATGTAGTGAATCCA